GTTCCAGTCGGCCATCATGGCATCGATGCGACGCAAAGCCGACTGAAGTTGCTCGGATTGCAGGTCGAAGACATAGGACGCAAGGCCGATTTCCTCGAATGCGGCTGCAACGAACTGGCGCTTGCTGTAACCCATATCAGGCCTCCTGCTTGCTGAGTGCTTCGGTGATCATGGCCAGCAGCTTCTCGTCGCTGGTGCGCTTGGTGAACGTCAGGCCGAGTTCTTTGGCCTTCTCGATCAGCTCGATGCGGGTGGGCGCTGCGTTGTCATCTGGCACGGCCGAGACTTCAGCTGCAACTTCCTCCAGCACCTGGGTGGCCTGCTGCGCCAGCAGACGGTGATTGATGCCGTCGATGGGGCGCGATGGCTTGCGCACCTTCACGGGCTTTTTCTTCTTCAGGTATTTCGGGGCGAGGATGTTTTCTTCCATCACTTGGCCTTCTTTCTGGTCTTTGCTGCGGCCTTGAAAGCCTCAGCGGTTGGCGCACCTTTTGTGCCTGGCTTGCGCATGCGCTCAGGCGTCTTTCCTGCAGCCTTCTGGCGCTCGATGCGCTCACGCTTGGCGTGAATGTTGGCGTACAGGCCGGACTTCATTTCTTGGCCTTCTTTGGCGCTTTGCTGGGTTTGCCAGCAGCCTTGGCCGCCTTGGTGGCGACGTTCAAAGCGATGGCCACAGCCTGCTTTTGCGGCTTGCCAGACTTCATTTCCTTCGAGATGTTCTTCCCGATGGACTTGCTTGAGTAACCCTTGGTTAGTGGCATGGTGCCTTCTCCTGTTTGCGTTTTTCACGGGCCAGTTGCATGGCAGCCAGTCGCTTGGCCCTGACTTCAGGGTTTTGCCACGAGCTTGCAGTCTTGCCTGCAATTTTCTGCTTTGTCTCGTCATCACGCAATGTGCGTTTTCGAGCCTTGGCAGCCGCGCTCATCTTTGCGCGGGTCTCTGGCGTTCTCTCATAGGCTGCAAGTTTTTGCTTGGTCGTCTCTGGCATTGCATAGCCAGATGCCTTGCGTTCTTGCCATGCTCGCTTCGATTGCTCAGAGCGTTCAGCACGCTTTTCATCCGTCCATGTCGCTTTCAGCCCGTCCGATACCTTCTTGCGGTAATCGGCATCCTTCCAGCGTCGTGTCGAAGCATCAACCCATGAGGAAACGTCAGAGTACTTGCGTCCAGTAGCTTTGTCGGCAATTTTTGCCGCCACCTCTGGATTCTTGGATGGGGCAGTGTCACCACCATAGGCGACGTTGTACCCTTGTGGAGCCAACGTGCCTACAGCGATGATCGCTGCCTTTTCCGCTGCATGAAGTTCGTCTTGCGTATCGAACTCAGCAACCACCGTGATTTCAGGATCGCCATATTTGCGCCATGCACAGTGCACAGGAAGCTGGCTGCCACTTTTGACAGACCGCTTGTGCTGTGCGATGCGGATGCTCATATTGCGTGCCGTTTGTCCGATGTATGCCTTGCCCGATGCAAAAACCAACTTGTACAGAATGTGCATATCATGCTCCTGATTAACTCAAGAGCATGATAGCACACCAAGCGGTATTATCCTATTCAATTATTGATTGAACAGCAAAATTCCGCTCATCTCGGGGTTTTTGTTCACAACACCGAACAGCGTGTCCATGCGGTACTTGATGGTCATGCTGTCAATGTCGTAGAACTTCTGCATCACCAGCTCGATGCCCTGGTCGGTGGTGGCACGCATCACTGCGACGCCAGCATCGGAAGGCACGGCATAACGGCCAGGCAGAATTTCCAGCGAATCACGCTGCCAGAACACGTTGACCTGTGCGGTGTTCACGTTCAGGAAGGTGATGGCAGCTGTGTTCGAAGGCGTGGCAACTTCCACGTTCTTGTACTGCAGCTGGGCGTCGGTCGGAGCCACGCCTTGTGCGCCGATGATCGGGGGAGTGATCACCAGGGTGGTGCCGCCTGCAGGCACGCTCACGACGCGGAAGGTCTTGAGCTGGCCAGTGGACTGCTTGGTGATGTGATGCACAGCGAACACGCCGCCGATGGTGAACGAGTCACCAGCACGAACGTTGGCCGAAGAGCTCACGGTCACGGCTTGGAAGCGGTTGTCCACGTTGATCTGGCCGCCGACAGAGGTCGAGGTGGCTCGGGGCGTGTAGTTGGCCTGAGTGCCTGCGCCTTCGGTGTCGATGGTGATGGCACCACCACCAGCAGCAGCGAGCTGACGGTTGGCGTAGTCCATCTTGTAGGTCTCGAAGCCAGCGACCATGCCGACGTAAGAGCGCTCGTAAGCCTTGTCAGACTTCTGGTTGCCGAACGAACGTGCGGTGCCAACCAGGTTGCCAGCCAGGCCGTTGTAGTCGCGGCTGGACAGAGCCATGAAGCGGTCGTAGTCGGGCACGCCTTGCTCGTTCATGATGGCGTCGCACAGGGCCACGTCGTCATAATCACCAGCAGCAGCGGCAATCGGCACCACCAGCGAACCCAGGCCAGCGGCTGCGTTCATGATGGCGACGTTGATGTCGCTGGCCAGCTTTTGCTTGGCGCTCTCGCCCAGGCGGCCTTCTTGCAGCGCATCGCGCAGCTCGAGGGAGGTCATTTCCCAGGGCACGGTCTTGCTGAAGCCCAGGGTCGCAGGCACGGCCAACTGCGTCATGCCCTGGTAGCCGGGGATCGGCGTGCCAGGAGTGCTGTTGATCGACTGAGCGATGTAGGGCTGGGGACGCCAGATGGTGTTGTTGGCACGTTCCATCATCGTCTGGTCGGTCTGGTAGACCGAGACGTTACGGGAAAGCACCAGCGCGTCTTGGAAGCCTTCGAGGAGGTCTTCAAACGCAACGCGCTCTTCTTTGGAAAAACTATTCGACATGATTCGGTTCCTTTAAAAATTGGATCAGTTTTTTTGCCGCTTTCTGTCGCTTGTACTGGAGCACTTTTGTGTAGTTGCCAGTCTTTTCAGCTTCAGCTCGCAGCCGTTCAAGGGTTGAGTCCACAGCTCCAGAAACTCGGCCAGTTGAGCTGACCATCCTTTCGGGTGCAGGGGCTGCCTTTCGGTTCGTAACTTTCAATTCCTTCTCCAGTTTCGCTACCGCAAAGGCAAACTTTACGGGGTCTTC